CAATCCGATACCGCAGTACCTTTTTGACCTAATGTAAATTTACTTAAGTATTGTTGTAAGTCTCTTACTCTCATCTATCCCCCTTTTTTTAATATTACCGGTATAACAACCATCTCTACCTCTTTCTAACTCAAATTCCTTATGCCATTGTTTAACGCCTTTGGAATAAGCTTCTTCAAGTTGACCCTCATCATCCACATAAATAATTTCTATTTTTATAAAATTTTTTAAGGGACTTTTTACAGTTCTATTTATTTTGTTATTTATAGTATTTGTATTCTTACGAGTATTTTTATATTTTACATCAATATATCTGGTTTTCCCTGTCGTCTGGTGAACCAATACTAAATCAATAGGTCCACTCATCTTATAAAATACATGATAATTATTTTTTCTAAAATGAGCTGCAGCAACTAATTCACACCAATCTCCTTTTTGCTGTGCGCCTTTACCTTTTTTAATTTGTGTTTCTTTATCTAAATTATTACTGGTCATTTTTAATCTCCGTTGCATATTGTTTTACTAATCTGTTCCATTGTTTGGTCCAAATTAATTTCATGTCTTTATTCTCTGCCTTGTTAAGCGCATTTGCTAAACTGTTAAGTTTTTTCATTTGTAATTGCATGTTCTTTTCGTTTTTCATAATAATCACTCACCTTTCCTAACCATTTATGTTTATAATTTTTAAACTCTTCGCCCTCCACGATGAACTCTTGATAATAATTATCTTTGGAGCACATCATGATTACACCTTTAGTAATATTAGTTTTATGCATATAGTCATGCGCCATTGCATAGGCCGCTAACTGCAATTTATAATCTGTTATCCACTCTTCTTTTTTTGGTTTATTAGTCTGTTTAAAATCGACAATAGCATCTTCACCTTTATGAACACCAACCATATCCGCCTGTCCTGCATACAACCCAGGGTAGTGTAAAGTACATTCAATCCCGTAGTATTCAGTAATATTACATAATCCACGTTCAATTATCTTTATAGCCATATTGTGTGCATTAAGGCCCACTTGTGTCATATCCAAATAACCAGACTCATCAACGTAACGTTCTAGTATTTTATGCATAGCTGTCCCCCTAGCAGCCGCCTCATCAACTATTTTCACAGCATTGGCCTCTCCTACCCGATCTCTCCAAGCTTGCAAACTAGAGGCTTTATCTGGATCTTGAGTCCCAGACAATATAGTTGTAACACTTGGTAACTTTTCTTGACCCGCAACATAATGACGTTCGCCGTTAATTGCTTCTCGAATTGTTCTTGGATAGACGTAACAATTATTGTGTTTCATATTATCTCCTTTTCTCCATTATTTTTAAAAGCCTGTAATAATCTTTCATCTTGTCTATTATCTGCAATAAGTTTGTTTAATAAAAATACGCAATTACTTTTATTATTTATTGCATATTTTTTATAAATAATTTCATAAGTATTAGACTTAACAACTTGTCTAGCTGCCTCAATTTTTGAACCCCAAACATGATGAAAGTCTGTTTGTTTTTGTTTAATCCTTTCTTTTGCATAAAGATCAAATCTATCTAATAAAAACTGTGTTCTTGTACCTACCTTAATGTATTTTTTAACACAATCAATAACATCTGATTCTCTTAAATTATGTTCTTCGCAAAACTCAATTAGTTTATTATATTTCATTGTGTAGCCTTTTTTGTGTTGTTATTATTCTTTCTCGCTGTAAATATTCTTCTGCCTCACCCATCTCTGATGGATCTACATCTACTTTAGTAAATTTGTCATAGAATCCAGTACTCAATAAAAGACCTTTCGTAACAGGATGTTGTAATTTTATAATAGCTTTTTTTAGTATTTGATCCAATCTTGATCTAGTTACACCAAAATAATCGGCTATCTCAATTATATCATGTGGTTTGTCTATCCCTAACCCATAATGCATTCTGATTACTTTTTCTTCTCTAGGAGTTAGTCGAATAGATAAAACTTGTGTAATCTTTCTATCTAAATCAGCTTCAAGAAGAGTATCCCCTTCATTTTTATGGTAGCTAACTAATTGTTTAAGTTCTTTTTCATCTACTTTAATTTGATAACTACTTTTTTTAAATCCTTTAAGTTGTCTTTCCGTAAAACAATCCTCTATATTTTTACCTAGGATTTTTAAAACTTCTTTACAAAATTTAGTGGGCTTACCTGTTTTAGTATCTAAAGGTTTCCTCGAACCACTAACTAATTGTCCTATTTTAATTGAAGGATAACCATTAACAATTGAACATTGTCGTGCAGAAGGATAGCCTGCCCCCTCAATAGCTGATAATAATCTCTCATTTCTTATTGATATTCTTACTCTATAATCACTCATTTTTATTTCTCCTTTCTTTTTTGTTCTAACTCCATTATTTGTACATACTCATTTAGTCGATCTATTTCTTTAGCGAGAGTCCAATTATCTTTTTCTACATATTTTAATCTTATAGATAATTCTTCTATCTGTCGTTCAAGATCCAACGGTCCGCGATCATCTGTCATTTATAATTTATAAAAACTATACTCTAAAGTAAGTTCATCCCCCATTTTAATATCTTTAAGTGTAACTAAATTCCATTCGGTTTTAGCGCCATCAGGACGTTGTTTAATCTTCTCACAATTAGGACCAGAGATTTCAACCAACTTATCATTTTGTAATTCTTTAACAGTTGGCTCATGATTAATAAATCCTCCAAGTGGAGTTCTGATTAATTCTTTAGGAGACATCTTATCTTTCTCAAGTTCAATATGAGAAACCCCTAGATCAGTTCCTTTAGGTATGTCTATAGATGAAAATAAACCCTGGCCTTCAATTAAACTTTCCTCAATAAATAAATCATAACTTAATGGTTTATAGTTTTTCTTCTCATGGTCCTTTGCCCTATTAGCATCTATTACTTCGAAGTGTTCTTCTTTTAATTCAGTCATTGATTCTCTCCTTTATTGTTATTTCACCTTGATTGTTGCAGTGTTTGCAATCGCTTATAAGTTCCTCTCTACCTTCCTCAAATAGAGATCTTACATAACCATTGCCTTTACACTCACTACAGATAACTTTACGATAACTATTTTCTTGAGCCATTTTTATATCCTAACTTTTTAGTTCGTTCGGTAGCTAATATTTCAATTGTTTTACTTATAGTAAGGTGTGCGTCGGTAACCTTATTAGCAGCTAAAAAATGTAGCTTTTTGTAAGTATCTATTGGAACACTAACTGATTTAAACTTAAGTGGATTCGCCATGTTTTTATCTTCCTTTCTTTTAATTAATCTATTTTATATATGGGAAGTTATATCAATATAAAAGTGCTTGTCAAATAAATAATTTTAATATATATTAGGGATCTCTTCTCACACCTTTTGTTTGCCGTGGCTTTTTGCCACGGTAAGCAAGATTAGAATCTTTCTAAACTACCGACCTTGACCTAAATAACGTTTTTGAGATTTTTGACGACGTTCGTGTTTTGATTGAGATTTTTTATGTTGACCAGGACCTCTTTTAGTAGGTCTATCACGTGGTATAAAATGAGAGAAATTTTGTTTAGCCATTAGTCTTCCCAATCATGAAGATAATAATCTCCTTTAGGAGAACTATTAATTATAGGGATGTAACTAATTTTACCATTAACTTTTTGTTCTAAATCCGAACCGCAATCAATGCATCTAAAATAAGTTTTTTCAATACATATTAACTTTGTATGTTCCTTGCATGTAGGACATTGTCCTTTAACAACTTCTGTACTAAATTTAAATGTTTTCTTTTTCATCTCTGTGATAATCGATCCATATGAGAATATATTCTTCCAATGACTTTGTCAAGGTCCATCAGTTCTTGCTGGATCATCATCACTAAAACTTGAACTTCTACGAGTGTGATCACTACCCACGAAGCCAATCCCATTAAAATTGTACCTAGTAATCCTATTAATATTGTGTTAGTTTTTCTTGTCATTTTTTTTCCTTTTAAAACGATCCGCGATCCACTCACAAATATCATCCATTTTAGCAAAAAAATTATAACAGAATCTATCAATCATTTAAGTCTCATTCACCTCTGTACATGTAAATTTAGTGGATAATTTATTTTTATTAACAAACTTCTCTTCTTGTGCAAGTATTATTTCTTTAGATAATTCATATGCAGCAAGTGTACATTCTTTCCAAGAATTATAAGGTTGTTTAATTTCTGCGGGGGGTAAACATTGACTATCTATAAAAGAACACAGAAATATTACTAAAGTAAATTTCACGGTGTATTATACTCTGCCGGTCCACCTAATAGAGCCAGTGCCACCATCAACACAACTAATAATGCTGTAAATCTGTAATCCATCCTGGCGCTCTCCTTTATTGACATGACAAACATTCCTCTCCAGAATTTTTAGGGTCATCACACTTACAAGTATCACAAGGACATATACCGTACACATCTGTGTGGAGGTCATCCAGGCAATGACATTCATGACCGCATTTTTTACATTCATTTTTGTTTTTTTTTAATTCCATAAAGTTTATCCCTAATAATTAGGCATCCAGTTATTATGTATATAGTTATAAAAGTCGTGACAAATAACAATAATAAGCACAACTGCATCAATGTATCTATGATGAAGTATCGTATTTTATCAAAGATCTTTCCCATATGAAAGAATTATTTTATTTTATTTCGCCCCAATTAGCGCCAGATTCATAGTCAACTTTGTTAGGAACTTTCAATTCTACAGCAGATTCCATAATCTCAATAATTTTTTCTGCTTGAGCATCAGATTCTACAGATATATCTACTTCATCATGAATTTGAATATGAGGTATGATTCCTGCTTCATATAAAGCTACCATAGATTTCTTTGTCATATCTGCTGCACTACCTTGAATTAATTTGTTCAAAGCTTTGTAAGTAAATGCACGTTTTAAAGGTTCATCATATTCTTTTCTAGCCATCTCAAGAGGTAATGGTTTAAAAATACCAAACTGTGTAGGTTGCCATAGGTCAAAATGACATGCACGTCCACCTAGAGTTCTAATTTTACCATAATCATTTGCTTTTCTAGTTACATTATTCATAAGCTTCTTAACAAAAGGAGCTTTAGTGTGATATTGTCTAATCAATTTTTCAGCTGATTCTTTTTGTAAACCCAGTTCCGACATTAATTTATTTTTTCCCATTCCATACATCAATCCAAGGTTAATAGTTTTGGCTTGCTTACGTTCAATACCTGCCATATCCGCTACTACCTGGTGGAAATCCGCATCACCTTCATTGTATGCATTAACAATTTCATCAACACCTTCCAAGTTTTGAAGTTTTGCATAGTGTACTAAAATTCTAGGTTCTTGTTGTGAGTAGTCAAATGATCCCCAACTAGTTTTTTCTTCCGGAATAAAAATAGATCTAATCATTGGTCCAAGTTCCGGATGTCTTGCCGGAATCTGTTGTAGGTTAGGATTACTCATAGAGAATCTACCTGTAACTGTTCCACCTTGATCTGATCTTATTTGATTTATGTCTGCATGAATTCTACCATTATGAGCATGCTTGGTAATCGAATCAATAAAAGTTGTATGTGCTTTATTAATCTCTCTAGCATCTGCAATAGATCTTGCTAATTCATGGGGATGATTCTGTAAAAAGTTTTTAGTAAAACTAGGCTCATTACTTTTTTCAGTTCTATCATAAGGAAGTTTTAATTTATCAAAAGCTGTAGCGATACTTCTTGCTGCGTGTATTTCTACATTAATACCTGTCAACTCCTTGATTTTATTAAGTATTTTGTTCTCTCTAACAATTAAATTTTTCTTTAGATTAGCTGCATGTTCAAGATCAACTCTTACACCTTTAAATCTCATGTCTACTAGACAAGGAAATAATTTAGTTTCCAAGTTAAATACATCCATAAGTTCTTGGTTACGAAGTTCTATACTTAATCTTTGCCATAATTTTAAGGTAGCTTCTGCGTCACGTTCAGCATATTCTCCTACATACATTGCAGGAAGCTTATACATTTCTGCTTTAGCATTTACTGAATAACTTTTAGCTGCTTCTTGTAATACCTTTTCATCTTTACCAATACCAACATAAAATTTAGCTAAAGTATTTAATGCATAAGACATTCTATTCTCATCAATTAAAGAAGCCGCAATCATTGTGTCAACAATGTGTCCTCTAATTTTAATACCTGCCTGTCTTAACCAACAAACATCATACATCGCATTGTGAAATATAAAGGTAGTTTTCTCTTGATTAACTAAATCCTGGACCCACTGTAAAACTAGTTTTTTGTCCATATTTCCTCCACCCTCATGTCCGATTGGATAATAACCAGACCATCCATCTACGGCCACCGCAACGCCAGCAATGTGTCCTTTTCCGGTAACATTACCTGACCCAAGAGTCATTAAATGAGGATCACAGGTTTCTAAATCTATAGCAACTTCTTTGTATCCAGACAAATCTTTTAGTTCGTCTGGTGCAACCCATTCAGTCTCGGGTGCAAATAACGGCATTTGTGTATTTCTCATTTGTAATCTCTCTCTTTCACCATTTCTAGATAATGTATTGCTTTATCTATATCTTGTATGCCACCCTTCTCGGAGTGCCTACATATATATTTTATAGCGTTGCCTTCTGCAAAAAGCAACTTATTTTCATTAATAAATTCTGCAGGTTGTATAGCAAAATACATATAATGATTTCCACCTATTTGTTTTAACATCGGATCCTCTTTATTTTTTTTCATTTTTTTTCCTTTTCTTTTCATGTTTTTTATAGTCTTTTAATGTTTCTTCACTTGGGTAATATACTTCAACAAAACTATGACACTCGGGACAAGATAAATTTGTCACCATACTATAAGTATCATTCTCTTCTTCTACATCATGGTCACCACCCCATATTAATTCAGTGTTACAGTGCCAACAATTCATTTTTTTCCTCCTTCAATAACTTTAAGTTGTACAGGGGGTCTCCATCCTTCTAGTACAATTTCAACAAAATTTTTGTAAGATTCAAATTCTTTTTTAGTCATATAGGATTTTGAAAATGTAATTATATGCATAGTTAATAAACAAGGAATTTGAGTTTTATCTATTGCAAAAAGAGGAAATTTTTTCTCCATTACATTAACTTCTTTTTCATAAATATCTAAAAAACACTTTTGACGTTCTAAAAAATATTTGTCATTTTCTTCTTTCATATTAATCCTTTCGTTATTATGTATGCTAAAATTGAAAAAAAAGTTATTAAAACTAAATCTTCAATATAATCTGGTCCATCTTCCATAATTATTTTCCTTTATATTTCCCTGTGTTTTGCCATTTTCTATAGGCTCTATCTGATTGTATTTCTTCAGCTTCTTCTCCTTTTATAGAATCTCTATCAACAAATTTTTTTAAACTTATGTGAAAAATAGTTTCAGTGTCTCCAACTTCATATATTTCAGATAAAAAATAATCTTTCATATCTGTATGTTTGGAATAATCATTTTTTAATTCCATTCTTTCCCCAAAAGAATTTGTAAAGTATTTTTTATTTTCTTGTTTCATATTATATAAGCCCTATCAAAGTTTTTAGGATCTAGTAAATGCAATTCGCGCTTCGCTCTCGTTGCACCAGTGTAAAACAATCTATGTAATTCATCTGGATCATAACTAAAAGTTTCTAGTGCTGCACCTGTAAGGTCCTGTAATAGTAAAACGTTGTCGGCTTCTCCTCCTTTCGCTGCGTGTATAGTTGACATTATTA